CGGCTGAATCAATGAATCCAGATAACAATTTAAAACCTTTAGATTATTCTGAAGCGGCAATAGGTATTAATAGAATTTCAGGAACTGGTTTAGCCTTGGTTGACTATTTAAGATCGGATGGTACAACAAGCGGCAAACAAATAGCAAAATATTTAGGTGATTACTTGTCTGGATTAACTGTTCCTATAAAACAGTTTAAAGATTTTTTGCCAGAAGAAATGGGTGGGGATCAAATGATAAGGGATGTAAAAAGTAATGATCCCTTTGACGCTATTGTTAACCCTACAATAAGAAACATTCCCGGACTATCTAAAGAACTACCAGTTGCAAGATCATCAACTCAAGAAGGCCCGCTTCAACAAGAAGAAGGATTCTTTGGGTTAAGCGGTGGTTTAAGTTCGCAGTTGTTTGGTGTTAGGGGGAGAACTAAAGAAATAGTACAAAAAGAAGTTGATAGATTAGGACTTGATTACGGAACTTTTGCCCCAAGAACAGGAGTGCCAGAAGCAAACAGATATGTTTCAGGAATCGTTGGTGACAACTCTTGGATTATAGCCACCCTTATTGATGGAGCGTACAAAGATGTTCCAATGGGAAATTTAATTAAACGATTTGGAAGGTACAGGGGGTTAGAAGAGTTTGGGTTTGATGTAAATAAACCTTACTCAAAACTTACTAAAGCACAACAGAAAATGGCTTTGGGAGATTTGTTTTCAATGTTAAAAAAAGATGCCATGAATAAAATGAAAAGAGACAATCCAAGTTTATATAAAATATATAGAGAGCAGGGTATTCCACAGGTAGAAAGTGATGTAATGACGGAAGCCTCAAAAATTATAAGATCAAATATATGAACCATATTAAATATTTACTAGCAACTATAGCAGCATTTACTTTTGTTATGCTTATTATTATGACTCCTGTATTAGTTAAAGCGCAAGACCAAATGCCTGAAGGTATGTACGAGAAACAAATCAAGATGAACCTTGGTTGTACTGAAGGATTCATGGCTATGATAGATATACTTCACGATAACTATCAAGAAGTACCAGTAGTTATGAGCCATCTAGATATGACTACTACTTTTGTTTTGTTTGTTAACGAAAGTAAAACTACATCTACATTAGTTATTACTAAAAACTTGAAGGACAAAGAAGAGGCTTGCATTATATGGGCAGGACAATCTTCTAACGGTACATCTTTAAGTATTAATCCTAATCCTATATTTCCAGTGGAGACATAATGACAATACCACCATACTTAATTAGTGCTATTATATTTTTGATAGTCCAAACAACTACCGCAGTGTGGTGGGCTAGTAGTATATCAAGTGATGTTGCAATGCTTAAACGTGACAGGGACGACATGGCTATGATTATAGATAACTTAGATGTTTTATCTTATAGATTAGAAACGCTAGAGAAAATGTTACAACGAGTGCTAGGCCCAGAGGCTAGATAATGGCGACAAAGAAAGACCCAAGGCTTGCAAGAGCAGGAGTATCTGGATTTAATAAACCTAAACGTACACCTAGCCATGCTACTAAATCACACGTTGTGGTGGCTAAAGAGGGAGGCAAGGTAAAGACAATAAGATTTGGACAGCAGGGTGTTACTGGAGACAGGCAACCATCTGCTAGACAAATATCGTTCAAGGCTAGGCACGCTAAGAACATTGCCAAAGGCAAGATGTCTGCGGCATACTGGGCTAACAAAGTAAAATGGTAAGGAGAATCTTATGCCGAAAGTAGGAAACAAACATTACGCTTATACAAAGAAAGGAATGGCTAAAGCAAAAGCCGCCGCTAAAAAATCTGGAAAGAAGATGACCAATGCCAAAAAAAAGTAAAGGTCTTTATGCTAACATCCATGCTAAAAGAAAGCGTAGTGAACCAATGAGAAAGAAAGGTGCGAAAGGTGCGCCTACTGACAAAGCATTTAGGCAAGCAAAAAAAACGGCTAAGAAAAAATGAAACACTTAAAGGAAAACAATGAATCGTATCTGCAACACCTACGAAAAGCAATGTCTATATCTGGCCTTATGTTGGTTGGGAGTGCTACTGCTTTCGTTCACAGCATTGTACCATTTGTGGCAGTGAATACAACCAGTAAGATATGCAGTAAGATTAGAGATAAACTAGAACATAGGAGATGTGTATGTGGAAAAACGTAATAAAAACTTGGAACGCATTAGACAGTCGGATCAAAATAGTAATTGTAATCGTAGGGGCATTGGCTATTATGTCCGCAATTTGGGGATCGCCTGCGCCATCAGTGCCAGTGCAGTAGGTTGTCAAGCACTAAAGGAGTCAACGATAGTAGCAACAGGAGCGGGAACGGGTGCGGTTGTTGGGACTGTGATCAGTGGGGGTGTCGGTGCGCCGATACTGGGAGCCATGACGGGTGCCTTTGCGACAGATGTAGTGACGGAGGTTTTGACAACAAGCAAAGAGACTCAGACTATTATCAAGGCGCCTGATAATTTCTTTACATTACTACATAAAATAGTGGAGATAGGTGGATGGACTTTAATGTTAATCTTCGTAGCACCAATGATTCTGGGGTGGATAATACCAAGCCCAACGAAACTGAACAGAAAGAATTAGTAATAGTAGAGTGGCGTGACATTATAGCGACATCAGGGTGGGAGCAAGAACCAACTTGCCCCACCTTTTTTAATGTTGGTTGGTTAGTCAGGGAGGATAAGGATGTTATTGTTATAGCAACTACCAAAGACCTTGATGACTTTACAGGAGAGTCATCTGATCCTCCTCCTGTTTACTATGGGTTTCATTCTTTTCCTCGTGGAGCCGTTGTTTCTGTTCGGCCTGTTTCATCTTAGCGTAAGTATCTAGGTTCATACCTTCTTTACGCAGAAACACTTGCTCCCAAGTTCTCCATTTGTTATCACTGCACTGCACTGTTTCGTGTTGGTGAACCCAACACCATCTTGCAAAGTAATACCTTCTATCCTCTGCCCATTTTTCTTCTTGCTCTTTAGATGGATTTAACATTTTTAGGGTACGGTGAAACTTTATATCTTAATGCTTGCCTTGCTAACTTCTTAAATCTTTTGTCGCCAACAAAATGTACATAGCGATGCTTGATTGATCTAAGTCTATACCCAACATCATCACCATGCTCTTCTTCCATTTGCTTGTAGGTCTTACCCCTAAATGTAGTGTGATGCAAGTGAGGTCTTGACTTTAAATATATTTCTTTTATAGGTTTTGTTTGACCAGTATAGGTAAAGTTAGTTGCTTGATAGACTATGCCTAAGTGATCCTGCGCTCCGTCTGCATAACTTACTACAATCTTATTGCCTAACTTCTTAAGGGTTTGCCCTACTAACTGGGATGCCTCGTTTTTTCTATTGTACTTTAGAACTAATCTATTTAATTCTATAACATCCCTCTTAAACTCTTCGCCGCATACACCCTTGAGCAATGTATGTGATGGCGGTATACCGTAAGTACATACTCCAACTAACTCTCCATCCTTAAACATACCAAAAGACTTTTGTATTGACGGCATCCTATGAGCATAATGAACGTCAAGTATTAAAGGCTTAGTGTCTTGATAGTTAATCTGTTCAATTGTGTAGCCTGATTCCATCAGTGCTGACTGTTCCGCAGGAATAATCTCGAAGATATTGTGTTGGTATTTTTGCAAACAAATCATCTCTCCCATTCCTTGTTTTAAGTTTAAAGAAGTCATCCTCATCTACACTGCATTTTAACTTAAGATCATCGTAAATGTCAACTGGATTTACTAAAATAAAATCATCGTCAGTTTCAAATGCAATCATCCTGTCAACCTTTGTTGGCACACCCCACCCAATATTACCCGCTACATTTTTAAACTCGTAATAGTGTATTGTAGAATCAACATTTGCATCTTTTCTGTTATTTTTTTTCTTACCTTTTACGTCAATCTTTCCTTCTTTGCAAAGTATATCCCAGTGTTCATTCCTATCTTCTGATCTTGTTGCTCGTCTGATAAAAGAATCCCCAATCATTTCTATGAATTTTTCTTCAGTAATAAGACCTTTCTCATAAAAACTTTGCCATTTATTTTTCATTTATCCAATCCTGTATCCTATCATTTAACTCCTCCTTAGTTTTAACGAACACATTATCAACGTGCATATAAGTTTGTGTATCAGTGCTTGCTAAAAAGTGCCACCCTTGTGCGGTGTTTGATCTTTCTACCCTGTACTTTCCTACCCTACCTAAGTTAAATGCACTACCCCTACCCCATTCAATGCTTGACATCTGGCCCTCTTGATTCTGGTGTAAACCCTACAACATTTTCACCATCATGCTGTCTTAGCATACGCTTTAAAGCCCTCCACATATACTCATGCCCTGCATACTCTGACTGTTGAGCGCAACCTTCAAGTAAAGATTCCATTTCCTCAACGTCAAACAGTTCGTGATCCATGCCGTCTTGGGTTAACTCTAATGCAGAATCAAAATGAAAAACAATCATTGCAGGTATACTCATTTTATATTTTTTAACCTTTGCTTTAAAGTTTTAGCGGCTAAAAAGGCTTGAAAGTTTTCTTCGATTTCTGTTGACCTGACCGCTTCAAATTTTCCCGTAGCCTTATCGCATCTAAGTATGTATGTAGCATCCACTGGAATTCCATGTATATCTTCGATGGCTTTGGCATATGCCGCAACCTGTAAATAATATTCTGGATAAATTCTTTTACTCGTTTTCCAGTCAATAACACAATACTCCCCATTAATGATAGCCCTTGCATCAACTGTTCCCGCATATTTATATTTCCTGTGATAAGTTTTTTCCTCTGATGATTTCCATTCGACTACATTCTCGCCAACCCAATCTTGAAAAGCATGAACAGCATTAAGCGCCTCTTCTTGTTTAGGCATTTCAGGTATCTTGCCTTCTGCTATCTTCCAATTGATTGCGGCTTCTACCCACTCATGCGTAAGGCTACCTATATTAATAGCATCTCTTGAAACTCCTCTATAAGCGCCCTTCATACCTTTGATTAAAGGTTCCAATGCCATTCGAGATTTGTAGATGTTAGTCTTTTTAGATGATGCTTCTTGGTCGAAGAAGAAGTTCTTCTCCAACCAATCACCACCCACCTTTAAAGCCCAAGGTACAAGAGCAGGCTTAGAGATGATGTCTAATATTTTAGTAGCATTAGGCACCACCTCACCACCCACCTTGTATGAATGAAGTTTGCTATCGAATAACATCTCAACAACCTCTCCATCATGGTACTCTATCTTCATTAGAAAGGAACTTCTGTTGAAGAAGATTTACTGGCGTTAGATTTACCAGACCCATTCATGGGTGGTTCCATCCTACCAGAGAAACGAAGTTTACCAGACTCTTTAGCCCATAAGGATACACGCATCTTGGTTCCGTTAATAAGAGCATACCCTGTAATATCTGGGCGGTTTTCATTGCCTTCTTTATCGTTTACAAACAGCGATACATCTCCATCTTTTTCTTGATAATCACTCATAAGAGTTTCCTATATTAAGTTATTGTTAAATCTTCGATTGGCTTGCTCAGTTCTCCAGACTTCAATACGAAGTTCCAGTGACTTGAGTTCCCATCTTAGACGCTCTTCGTTTTCAATCGCAACCGCTACACCTTCAATTGTTTTTGCAACCTGCGGTTGTATTGAAACCCAATTCTCTTTGTCGGCTACCGTTTTGCCTACCGCTGTGGCATATAACAAAGACCTTTGAGTCTTTTTAAACTCCGTTAACTGATATGTTTCGGCTTTAGCCTTTGCATATTTAGGAGAAGTCTCTTCTATTTTTTCTAGGTAGCCCTCTACTACCTGCTCAATTGTTTTCATAGTTCTATTATACCCTGATTAAATGCTGTGTCAAGTGTTCTGAGAATAAAATATCCCTGCCAATCCATAAACTCTGCATCACCTGAATGCATCTTATTGTGACAAGTGAAACACATTGGCATTGTCAACCAGTCACTAGCCTTGTAGCCCATGCCCCCTGACAGCGGGGACATCCTACCTTTTAAATGATGAGCGACTACCGTACCATCTCTTGCTTCACAACCACTACAAGGTAGGGTAGCCACCCATTCTGTATACGCCTTACTCTTGATCCGTTTTGCCATAAACAGTTGGACTCCTAGTGTTTTTCTTTTGTTCTTCAATTAATATGTTAGCATACTCAATGATCTTTGCCAAGTCTGACAAAGGTTCGCCTTTCTTATCCCATCTACTAGCGTATTTTACTATGTTAGCAGAACAAAAGTCAAGCCTATTTGCAATAATATATTCAATAGGTTGAATCCTCATTATGTAATGCGAAGGTTTCATTTTTATTTTCCGTCAGTTATTACCTTGTCAATCAATTGATACACTATTTCCTGAAGGTCTCTAACCTTTTCTTCAAGGGTATCAATACGCTTTTGCATTTCTAATTTATGTATGCCTTCTCTTGGAGAATTGTATCCGTCTAAGTTTGCGCCACTCATATACCGCATACCCCACTTAAGCATTGCTCTTCTGAGTTATCCTCATAGATCACACCACGTTTAGCATTAGCCTCATCGTAAGGTACAGATGTTATAGGTTGACCACCCCTAGCACTATCTGGGTACACTGTTAGCCCCCTTAATCCACTAGCGTAGTCACTAATGATTTTGGCAAACGACTTTATCTTATCCTCATTGTTAAGATCACT